TGGCGACGGACCTCCTCGAAATAAACCGCGCTGATCGTCCCGCTGTCTGCATGCAGCTGATTGAGCCAATTGCGAAAGCGCACGAAGCGCATGCCTCCCCCGTCATAGCGACTGGGTTTGAACGAGACGGTTCCGCTGATGATGGAGCCTGTAGATGATCCAAGGGCCCAACCAGTCGTCGTGCCAAGGTCGAGTGCCAGGATCGATGATGGAAAAGATGATGGTGATGGCCTGATCTCAAGCCGAGTGAGAGCGTTCGAAGCCATGATGGTCTCCGTTCAAACTTGATGAATGGTGTGGTGTGCGATGTTGTGATCAGCCCTGATCAGGAGGCGGTCTCGCAAACCCCCCGGGGCCAACGGGAAGTGGAGTAGGAGCCAAGCGTAAGCGCTGGCTTCCTCCACCCCCGAAGGGGGTGGTTTCACCCCCACAACTTAAAACTCGTTGCAAGTGATTGATTGCATTGCAGGAAAGCAAGTTGGGACAAGCAAAATACGAAAACTCTTTCCCAACTGGTTTCTGCGTAGTCGTGAGAGCCAGCGCGTAGTTCTTCGAAGGTAGTTGGGAAAATCGTTCCCAACTGGATTGTGCGCGTAGCTGACGGCTGCAACGTATCTCTGTCGGTGTAGTTGGGAAAATCATTCCCAACTTTCCCAACTGCATTCCCAACTGGATTGTGCGTAGATCTGCGTAGATGGCTTTGATCATTCGCCATCCTCCGCATAAGCCCAGACATCCGGATCAGGATCTGGAAGAGCAACGCCCGTGTGCGGACATTTGATGGTCGAGGGAATGACAGGAATGAGCGGGTGATAGATCTCACCCGTCTGTTCATCGGTCGTTTCCTTCACGGCTGGTGCGCGCATCCCCTCGACGCAGACATATCCAAATCGAGAGGTCGTGCTTGGAAAACCAAACGGCGCACCATTACGCAGAAATTTGATGAAGCCTTTCGTCGCGAGCACACTGATCCGGTCGCGGATCGTATCCTTGCCGCCGAGCCCGTGTGTGTTTTCAAACTTCTCGGCAAATTGCAGCGTCGTGTAGAGACGCCCTTGAGCTGCCTCTTCAAAGATCGCTTCAACGATCACACCACCTTTGCGTAAACGCTCAGCATCAAGCTTCGCGCCCATGTCCTTTCGAACCAGACGCTCGCTCATGGGGCTGATCTCGACCCAACGCCCATCCTCTTTGTCGATGAGCTTTGAGGCCATGGCCGGGCCATTCCGCAATTCAATTTCGAGCCTGCGTCTTGTGCTCTCCTCATCCGGGCGATGCATCAAAAGCCCAGAGGTGTAGAAACCGCGCAGAGCGCTTGCTCCTGAGAGAGCCTGGAACGGATCCTCAGACACCAATTTGCGGTTCATCTTGCGTGTGTGATGAGCGAGGATGACACCGCAATCTGGGGCGACAGATTCACGAAGCTTTTCGACGCGATCATTCAGAAAGAACATCATCGCGGCATTGTCGTTTTCGCCGCCACTATCCGGTCCGCCATCAAAGAGGTTCCGGATCGGATCAAGACAGATGATGTCGGGCCTTTCGCCTTGAAAGCAGTCGCGGATCGATTGAGCAACGAGGCTCAAGCCACGTTCATCGAGAACCATGCGAAGTTTGGGTGTGGCAAAAAGCCGATCGCGTGCGCCCTTGATGACGGCAGCATCAAGACGGATCTGCTGCATGCGTTCGCGCAGGTAATGATATTGGATCTCAGCTTGCAGATAGAAGATCCGCAGCGCCCTTGGTGGCTTGAAGCCAAGGAAGGGAATACCAGCCGCCATATGAGCGAGCAGACTGATGAGGAAGTCGCTTTTGCCAACCTTGGGCGCACCGCCCAGCACGAGAAGACCACCCGGCGTCAGGACACGCGGCGCAATGATGTCTTCCGGCATGGGCGATTGATCGTCGATCAAGCTCCCTAACGAAAATACCGGTAATTCCTGCGCATGCTTTTCAGGCTCTCGGATGAGAGCGGGACCATTCTTCTTGATGTGAAGCGCCCAGAGACGATCCGCTTCTTGTTGCAAGCGATCAAGCGACCAGGCGGGCCGTAGCATGGCGGCATTATATTGGCAGATGGCCTCCCATCCCTCGTCAGGCGAGATCCTGCCCTCGTGAACGAGCCGGATGAAATGACCGATTGCCGCACTCGCACCTTCAAATCGGGTCCAAGCATCGCTGCCACCCTCACGCACGGGCTTTGTCAGAACATCTTCGAGCGATGGTTTGTGGAGGCTTGCTTGCGGCTGTGAGGCATCCGCTGATCCAAATGCAGGCATGGCCGCGACGGCATCTGCAAATTCGCGCAGATCCCATTCGATCCTTGAATCGTGCTCGAGAATGGAGACGAGACGACTGGATCCCCCTTTCTGATAAATGGATCCAGCTACACGGATTGGTTGATGGCTTGAGCGAAAATGTCTGTCGCCACCAATCTTGAGTGCGATCTCTCCACGCAATTGACAAAGAAGCTCGATGTCTGAGCCTGTTGCGGGTTCGCTCAGCTGCCACCAGACGTGACACTTTTGATGACCATCCTGGGTACGTCCCCCGCTCTCAACGAAAAGCGTGGGTGCGCCCAGATGCGCAACGAGATGATTGTATTTGGCCGGAACGTCTCCATCGTCGAGGTCGACGAGGATCGTCTGCATTTGAATGACGTCTTCAGCGCGTGCCTGACCATGGGTCGCGACTGTTCCTGGAACGACATAGACGGCTGCCCCCTCGCGCGATGCCCAGGCGGCAAAAGTCGCGAGTTTCTCTAAAGCCTTCTCATTGGCTTCGATCCAGATGTTATTCGGTCGACCATCTTTACCTTGACCCTTATCGACGAAACCGCGAACGGGGATCAGGCCCTCGCAATAACCAAAGACGACATCGAGAAAGACCTTCAATTGGTCGATGTCAGGCGACAGGCTCATTAGGCCATGCATCGTCTCGACATCATTGAAGTCGTTCCAGAGATTATTGGGGCCACCAGCCGCTGTCATGCCGACAAGCTCCAGCATCGCCCTGCCCATGAGCACATACGGCATTCATGAAAATCGCGCTCGCGTGCAATGCGAGGCAAGAGCTCACCCGCATCGGTTGCAGTCAAAATGCGAACAGCGCGATCGCTCATGCGCTGCGCCAAATCGGGATCGAAGATCACGAGCTCATGATGGAGTTCGGCTGTATCTTTATTGATTGCTGTAAAGAGTGCCGGATTCTTGGCGAGACCCGGAACGCTTGCATCCATATAGGCCTGATAAAGCGCAATTTGGGCTGCATAGATGGGCTTGCTAATGGTGACGCCATCCTTGACGCAGGCGCGCCAGTTCTTGGCGTTCATCGTTTTGCATTCCCAAAGTGCTGGGACATTCAATCCCATGCCAGCTGGTGCATTGACGATGATGCCGTCCACATGGCCGCGGATACGCCCACCTGCGACGGAAAAGCCAAACTGCTCGCCATCTGGCTTGTTGCCCTTGCGTGTATAGAGATCGAGCCCTGCAGCCCTCAGCCATTGGATTGCGAGATCTTCGAGCGCATGGCCAATTCCAAAGATGCGTAAGGTGCGCCCAGAAAAGTCTGCACCCTCATCTTTTGTGGCACCCGCAAATTCGAATTGCAGCGCGCGTTCGCAAGCATGTCCCACGCGAGACCCACCAAGATAGTCACGGGGTGCGCGCGTCGAATTCTCATGAACCAATGCGGCATCAATCGCCTCGTTGATGCGTTCAGCAATGGTGGTGTTGTGATTAAAGTCGAGCATCAGAACGGAACCTCTGGATCAGCAGCGGTGATTTCGCGCATGGCTTGTTGAAAGCCGTCGATCACCACTTCGATGAGGGTGAGGACTTGATGCTCGGAGAGATCGCGCAGCCTCGTTTCCCAACCGATTTCATTCATGACCTCTGCAGCCATTTTCATGGAATGGCGCATGGCGTCTTTTTCTTGGGGGCTCAGATCAACCATGTGCGCACCTCGTCTCAATTGGGCTGAGAAAAATTGCTGGCAGGTGCGTGAGCAAAACCATGCGGATGGTCGAGGCGCGCTTGTCAAAAAGGGTTCCTTCCAACCAAAACCGCGCGTGGGGCTCCGACAGACGCCGCAAAGTTCGAAGCGAGGATGCCAAAGCCTCACACGCTGCGATGGGCTGACGAGATGTTGGGACATGGGTCTGCTCCATCATGCCGCATCCGTCAGATGGCTGGTCTTTGCCTCAGAGATGCGCGACCGGATTGCGTGGGCATTGAAGCGCAGGCTCAACATGGCGGAGGCCTGATAACGGGTCAGGCTGAAATCCATCCGGCATTCGGGAGGCAAATAAGCGAGTTGCTTTTCAGTCGGAGGCTGGCGCAACCAAGTCTTCGTCTTGTGCGCGCTCTCATCCGTCTCATTGCTATTGAGCCAATCATCAGCGGCTGCGATGCAGGGCAATTCATCGCCGAGCGCCAAGAGGCGGGCTTTCTTTTCTTTGGCTCCGCCAATCGCATACCAGCGGCCATCCTCGAAGAAGACACCGACCCAGGCGTTGAAACCGTTTGCGATGAGTGCGGACCCATCACCCTGGACATCCACCCACTCGAAGCTCGAACGGGCGAGGATGTCGATTTCTGTCATGACGAAATTGCGCAAGACATCTGTGTCGCGCCGATGATTTCCGGCCTCCCAGATGTGACCGCATAGAGGGCATTCCATGACAGAAGCTGGCACGACCGCTTCGCATTGCGGGCAGCTCTTATTGACCGCGCCGCCCTCACTCTTGCGACCATCGAGATCAATGTCTTGCTCAAGCGAGCCATGCAGAAGGCTAGACGTGCCAAAATCAAGAATGATGCAGTCGGTCTTGATGACGCCCGGATAATCCTCCGGATTCACGGTGCGCAACCCACGCCCAACCATCTGGATCATGGTCGACTTGTAAGAGGACGGGCGAAGGAGCACGACGCATGACGTCGGTGGGTGATCCCAGCCCTCTGTTAGGACAGCCACATTGGTGATGACTTGAATGGCGCCCTAGTCATAGGCCGCGAGCGTTGATTTGCGATCGGCATCGC